TCATCAATAACCTGATGCAGTATGGCTATAAGAAGATCCCTGATAAACTTGAGCAAGAGATTACGGAGAAGCGTCCTGTGTCTATTGTTCTTACTGATTCATCTACTAATAAGGAAAATAAAAATGAGTGAAAATAACTCAAGTTGGGGTATATCTAAGAGCATCACCATGTCATCGCTTATTGCTATTACTCTCCAGACAGTTGCTCTTGTCTGGTACATTTCTGCTCTAGACGCTGCTGTTAGTACTAATACACGAGAGATCGCTAGGCAGGAAATCCGTTTGAATGAAATTGAGAGGACTTCTCAGGCTCAAGCTGTTATGCTAGCCCGTATTGATGAGAACATCTTGTCTATTCGTGCTTCTATTGAATCTGTTTTAAAAAGAATTGGAGAATAACTATGCCCGCAGGAAAAGGTACTTACGGAACTAAAGTAGGTCGTCCACCCAAAACACCTAAAGGTGGTAAGAAGAAGTAATGGCCAGAGCTAATCCAACCCTGTGGGAGAAAGCTAAGTCAGATGCTGTTTCCCGTATGGGAGGTAAGCACTCTGCTAGGGCTATGCAACTAGCCGCTAAACTCTACAAAGATAGAGGTGGCAAGTACACTGGCGGTAAGACTGCTGCTCAAAAGTCAATGACTAAGTGGACTGATCAGAAGTGGCGAACTAAGTCTGGCAAGAACTCTGTGCTAGGTAAAGACGCTACTGGTGAACGGTATTTGCCAACTAAGGCTATTAATGCTATGTCTAAAAAGACGTATGCAGCTAGTACTGCCAAGAAGCGTAAAGACACCAAGGCAGGTAAGCAGTATAGTTCACAGCCTAAAAAGAAATAGTTAGAAGAACATAATGTCAGAAATCAGATTACATGATAAACAGTCAGAAGTCATCAGAGACTTATTTATAGATAAGACTTGTCGATATTCAGTGGTTAATGCTAGTCGTGGCTTTGGCAAGTCTTACTTAGCAGCCACTGCCGCTATTATTGCCGTGCAGGAACTCATGGAGCTTCCTGATGACGTGCCTAACAAGAACGTTGCACTCATCGCACCCACTTACAGTCAAGCTGTGGACATTTACTACCCACTAATTGCTTGGCAACTTGGTATGGAAGACTTTGCAGACAAGTCCTCTAAAGCCTCTGGTACGTTCTGGTTTCCTAACAACGTTCAACTAAAGCTATGGTCCTATGAAGCGTCTCAGCGTATGCGAGGTACTGGTCAGTACTTCGTAGTAGCAGATGAGGTTACTTCTTGGAAGGGTGCTGGCATGAACCTAAAAGAGTCTTGGGAATCTATTATTCAGCCTTGTGTTTCGACACGTTGGTCAAGACAAAATGCCAAAAGATTTAATGCTAATCCAGGACGTGCGCTTATTATCAGTACCCCAAGCGGGTACGATTATTTCTATGACATGTTCAATAGACAAGACAGCGACAAAGATTGGAAGAGCTATCACTATACTTATAAGGACTCTCCTTACCTTGATGAAGAGGAGATTGAGAGTGTTAAACTAACCCTTGACCCCCTAAAGTTCGCCAGAGAGTATACAGCAAGCTTCGAAGACTCTGGTACTAACGTATTCTATACCTTTAGCCGTAAAGACCATATCAACAAAGACCTCCCTTACTTCGAAACAGGGGAAGATGTTCATGTTGCTATTGACTTCAACGTCGGTGATTTTAAATTAGCCGACTTTAAATCTCGTGAATTCAGAGAAACCCTAAGTACTGTCTATCAGTATATGGCAACCCTGAGCGAAGCCTTGAGTAAAATAACTCTTGGAACGTGCAACGACTATCCAGCAATGGAGTACACCTAAGTAGGTGGAAGCGCGAGGCTACACTAGTTGTGTAGAAGATATAGTCTGGTCTCATGTGAAAGCATGAGCAGAAGTAAGTTATGTTACCCTGAAAAGGGGACTTAACATGAAAAAATGTTGTATATGCAAAATAACTTACTTCGGGTAAAGCCTAACGAACTTTACTGAACATAAACGATAATGGCTTCTGTTATCTTTGCTTTAAGGGGCAATCAGATACACATACTAGATGAAATGCAAGGCCATCCGGACACGGAAACCTTAGCTAATGCTTTAAAGATTAAGTATGCTGGCCACAAGATTATTTCTTACCCTGACCCTAGTGGTCGTGCTAGGAAGTCCTCTGCTGCTGTTGGTACTACAGACTTTAGTTTGTTACAAGGCGCAGGTATTGCTACTCGTGCGCATAGTAAAGCACCACCTATTATTGATAGTGTAGCGGCTGTAAACAAGAAGTTTATGAATGCTGCTGGTACTATTGATATGTATATTCACCCTAAGTGTGTTAACACAATCAAATCAATCGAGAGAACCCAATGGGTCGAAAACAATCCCGACAGTGCAGTCATTGACAAAAAAGAAGGTGTAGAACACTGGTCAGATGGTTTGCGCTATGCTGTTGAGTACTTGTTTCCAATCCGCTCTGGCACTAAAACTACTGTTAGAGGGTTTGGGTTCTGATCGTTTACAATTAAAAGGAATACTATTATGCCACCCAGGGGAACAACCGGCGCGGTATCGCGCAGAGAAAGAGTCATGGCTCGTATTAACAACAGCCGTGTAGGTCAGGCTGTTCGTAAGCGTCAAGGTAACACAGCTTACAAGTTAACAGGCGCTAGAAAAACCGCTCTTAAGAAGGCTCAAGATGCTTCTGCACGAGCAAGGAAGATTGCAGGCAACGCCCCTAACGCTGCTAGACGCGCTGTCGGTGGGGCTGCTATTTCAGCTAACCGTTTAGTTAATCGCGCAACAGGTTCGAAAACTTCAGCTCTTAGCAAGCGTATGTCAGCTAAACGTGCTGTGAGTAGTGCTGCCTCTAAAGCTCGCAGTGCTGCTAGCAATGCGGCCTCTACTGTAGCTGGTCGCGTTCGTGACGCCACCCCTGCTGGTCGCCGCCGTGTAAGAGCGCAAACTACTGCAGCAGGCTCGACTGCTCGTAGTACTGCTACTCGTAACGCTGCTGGCCGTAGTCGAAGTGCAGCTATTAACAATGAAACTCAGCGCTTAGTTGCAAGAGGTGCTAAACCGTCTACTGCACGTAGAACCGCTACTAACTTGGTAGACTCGCGTAGAAAAGGAAGCTAAACTAGTATAGAAAACCGATCCCAAGCAGCAGAAAAAGATCGATTAGAAAAGATTTACAGTTCCCCTAATAGGGGCAAGTAATTATAAATACAGTATTAAGAATAGTGCGGTAACTAAACTTACCCATCTGAGGATCGGTAGAAAGGAATTACCATGCCTAGAGCAAGAATTAATAGTGCCTCTAAAGATATTATTGACGACAACGGAGCGGTCCTTGTATCAATTATTGAAGGCGAACAAATTCATTTTAACATGACACTTAACTGGCTAACAAGCCTTCAAGACTATACAATAACCTCCAAGATTGTTGAAGCAGACATGACCGGCGTTATTGTAGGAAACTACCCCACTGTTGTTAAAGCTGGTGGACAAGTTACCACCTTAGCTATTTTAGATGAAAACATTACAGATAACACCTTTAAGCTCGTTATTCCTGAAAGCCTTATTGGTCTTTGGGCTACACAACCAGCCCCAGAAGTTCCAGCCTACGGTTGGATCGGTGTTGAAGTTCGGGACTCCGGCGCAGGCTCTGAACAACAAATCTGGAAGCCCTTTAGAGGATTGGTAGAGGTTCGTTACAGTCCCTCTGAGGAGGTCTAATGGCTAAGTACTCTGTAACGGTTTCTAACACTGATATTGTGGTTGATACTTCAAGAGTGGGTGGTCAAGGTTCTAAGGGTGATAGTATTTCTGCTGTAAGTTTTGTTGACGGTCAGCTTGAAGTAGACCTTACTACTTCTTCAGGCTTTCCTGTTGAAACTTACTCCTTTGATATTTTTGAAGGATCAAGCTTAGTAAACCTTGGGGATGTAGACTTTTTTGAGCTTCAAGATAAAGATGTAATTCTTTATAATGCTGCTGAACAAAACTTTACTAACCACAGGTTCACAACTAGCTCACTGACGGATGTTGACAACACTAATAGGCAGGATGGCTCTATGCTAGTCTACTCTGGTGTTACTTCTAAGTATACAGCAACTACAATTATCAATAACAACAATATTAGCATTATTGGGGGAGACTTCTGATGTCCACTAAAATTATTCTTAAAAAGTCCGGTACTTCTGGCGGCGCACCTCTTGGAACAGACTTGGAAGCTGGCGAGATTGCACTTAACCTTGCTGATCGCAAGATTTATACAAAGAACGGTGCAGGTGTAATTACACGCCTAGACGGTGCTTATGTTGACTCGGTTGCTCCAGCAAATGCTGTTGAAGGTGACTTGTGGTTTGATACTGCAGCCAACCTTCTCAAAGCCCATAATGGTTCTTCTTTTCAGTCTGCTGGTTATCAAACAATTGCTGCACTGGAAGACACAACCATTACAGCCGTTAGTGCCGGTGAAGTCCTTAAGTGGTCTGGCTCTAACTGGATCAACAACACTCTTGCTGAAGCCGACATCCAAGCTGCGTCTAACCTTGTTACTGACGCCCGTAACTCTGTTTCTGTTACAGACAATGGCGGAGATGGCTCTCTGTCCTACAACAGTACGACAGGCGTAATCTCTTACACAGGCCCTTCTGCGGCTGAAGCTCGCGCTCACTTTACTGGTGGCACTGGCGTTACTATTACTAACGGTAATATTGCTGTTGGTCAGCCAGTTGGTACAACTAATAACGTAACTTTCAACAAAGTCACTACTGATCTTATTGAAGGCGGTTCAGTCATTACCATTGACCCCGCTGGTACAGGCGATGCAACTGGTACTGTTGTTATTGCAGGTAGCTTGACTGTCCAAGGTACGACAACCTCTATTAACTCTAATGAAGTTAACATTGGTGACTCTATTATTCTGCTTAACTTCGACGAGACAGGGGTGCCTTCTCAAAACTCCGGTCTTGAAATAGAGCGCGGTACGTCCGCTAACGTCCAGTTTATTTGGAACGAAGCAGACGATGCTTGGGACTTAGGTAACGAAACGCTTCAAAATGTAACTATCGATGGTGGTGTTTACTAACATAAAAGAAAGGTCATAAATATGGCTACTAAAATTATTCCAAAAAAGTCTAGTGTTGTAGGTAAAACTCCGCTGACTTCGGACTTAGATATTGGTGAGGTTGCTATCAACCTTGCCGATAAAAAGATTTTTACTAAAGATGCTGCTGGTGATATTTTACAACTAGGCAACACAGAAGAAGCAAGAATCCCTATTCAGGCGGATGTAGCTCTAGTTAAGGGCGACTTAGTTTACGCTACAGGAGCTGTTGAGGCTTCTGGCAAGATTACAGTAAACAAGTTTATCGCTAATAATACAATTGAAGAGCTTGCTGTTATTGGACTTGCAGAGAAAGACTTAGCGATAAACGAATCAGGGTTTGCGATTACCTTTGGCGAAATTAACAGGTTAGATACAACAGGAGATGCTGTTAGCGAGACTTGGGTAGAAGGCACTATTCTTTATGCTTCTCCAACCACCGCTGGTAAACTTACTTATGTTAAGCCAGAAGCACCTAATCAAAACATTTCTGTTGCTATTGTTATTCGTGCTCACGCTACTACGGGAATTATCTTTGTAAAACCAATTACTGGCTTTCACCTTGGCGAACTTCACGACTTACACGTCCCCAACCCTACTGAAGGACAAGTTCTTGCTTGGGACAATGCTAACGAACGTTGGGAAGCTAAATCGAGTGGGTCCGGTACAGTAACTTCAGTAGCCGCTTCTGGCGGCACTGGTATTTCCATTACCGGCTCACCGATCACTACTAACGGAACTATTACAGTTACTAACACCGCACCCAACGTAACTACCAACTTATCAACAACACATAATGCCTCTACTATTATTGTAAATAGCTCTGACGGCACTAACGCTACGGTTAACGCAGCAACAACGTCCCTCGCAGGGGTCTTGTCTTCAACTGACAAGAACAAGTTAGACGGAATCGCTGCAGGCGCTCAGGTTAACGTAGCTACTAACCTTGGAATTACCGGAACAGGCAACACTAGAACAATTACTTCGTCAACAGGCACTAACGTAACTGTTCCTGTAGCTACTACTACGACTGCTGGTTTGTTGTCTACAAGTGATAAAACAAAGCTTGACGGTATTGCTACCGCTGAGAAGGTGGGAACGATCACAGGCACAACTCTTGACCTGACTTCTGGTAACGTGTTTAGCTACACCCCTACGGCTGAAACTACGTTTGTGTTTAGCAACCCCCCTACGACGG